GTGCACACACAGGTGCAGTTGATGGCGTATTGGGTGGCAACACACCAGCGGCAGTAACTGGTACTGTAATCACAGCAAATACTAACTTTGCAGGTAATATTACAGGTAATGTAACTGGTAACGTAGCAGGTAACTTAACTGGTAATGTAACAGGTAATGTAACAGGAACACAAGATGGTGTTGTAGGTGGTAATACTCCTGCGGCAGTAACTGGTACTGTTATTACTGCAAATACTAACTTTGCAGGTAATATTACAGGTAATGTAACTGGTAATGTAACAGGTAATGTAACAGGAACACAAGATGGTGTTGTTGGTGGTAATACACCGGCGGCTGGTACATTTACTACTATTACAGCAGGCGGTACTATTGATGCTGGTTCTAATCAAGTAACAAACGTAACTGATCCAACAGCGAACCAACACGCGGCTACTAAAGCCTATGTTGATTCACAGTTATCAGGTGCGGCAAACGCCATTAACCAATTAAACAGTGATGTTACAGTTACTGATAGTGGTTCAAATGGTTTAATAACATTTAACATTGACGGTGCATCAGAAGGAACTATCAATTCAGATGGTTTAACTATGGGTAACATCAATATTGATGCAAACACAATCAAAACTACTTCAGGTAATTTAACTATTGACCCTAATCCAGGTGGATCAGGCGGAGTTGTTACTATCGAAGGTAGTTTAACTGTTACAGGTACAACTACTACTGTTGATTCAACAGTTGTTACTATTGCTGATCCGGTATTCCAAGTGGGTGCTGACAGTAATGATAACTTAGATAGAGGTATTACATATCTACACAACGATGGCTCTGCGAAAAAAGGCTATTTTGGTTTAGATACATCAGCAACTGAATTCGTATTCATCGCAGATGCAACTGACACATCAAGTGTGTTCAGTGGTGCTCTAGGTGCGGCGGCTTTCGGTAGTATGAGAGTAGCAGATCTTACAAACACTAGAGTAACGTTTTCAGGTGCAAATGGCGAATTGTCAGATGCGGCTTCATTAACGTTCAACAGTGGAACTGGTGCTTTATCGGCAACTAGTTTTGTAGGTGCTTTAACAGGTAACGTAACTGGTAACAGTGCAGGTGCACACACAGGTGCAGTTGATGGCGTAGTAGGTGGTAATACTCCTGCCGCGGTAACTGGTACAGTAATCACAGCAAATACTAATTTTGTAGGTGATATTACAGGTGATGTAACTGGTGATATTACAGGTGATGTAACTGGTGATGTAACAGGTAATGTAACAGGAACACAAGATGGCGTAGTAGGTGGTAATACACCGGCGGCAGTAACTGGTACAGTAATCACAGCAAATACTAATTTTGTAGGTGATATTACAGGTGATGTAACTGGTGACGTAGCAGGTAACTTAACTGGTAACAGTGCAGGTGTTCACACAGGCGCAGTATCTGGTAACGTAACTTCAACTGGAACTTCAACGTTCGCAACTGTTGACGTTAACGGCGGTGCAATCGACGGTGCGATTATTGGTGCCAACACTGCGGCGGCGATTACAGGTACAACAGTTAATGGTACAGTAATTACAGCAAGTACTAACTTTGCAGGTGATATTACAGGTAACGTAACTGGTAATGTAGCAGGTAATGTAACAGGAACACAAGACGGCGTTGTAGGTGGTAATACTCCTGCGGCTGTTACAGGTACTGTTATTACAGCAAATACTAACTTTGCAGGTAATATTACTGGTGATTTAACTGGTGATTCAGCAGGTGCACACACAGGTGCAGTTGATGGCGTATTGGGTGGCAACACACCAGCGGCGGCAACAGTTACAACAATAACAGCAAGTGGTAATAGTACAAACGCTGGAACATTAAGTGTTGGTGGAACATCTACAGTAGCAGGCTCAAGCCTAGTTGTAGACTCTACAGACTCTTTAAGACTTCCAGTTGGTACAACTGCTCAACGTCCATCATCTCCAAGTATTGGTCAGTATAGATTTAACTCTACTTCTGGCACACTTGAAGTTTACACTGGTGGTGAGTGGAACGCAGGCGCTGACTTTACAACAATCGCGGCAGATGCCTTCAGTGGTGATGCAAGTACAGTAGCATTTACATTAAGTGTAACTGGTACAACTGCAACTACTATTGTGGCTCTAAACGGTGTTGTACAGATCCCAACTACTGCATACGCAGTAAGTGGAACAACATTAACATTTACAGAGGCTCCGGCATCTGGTGATGTTATTGACGCTCGTGTATTAACTACAACATCTACAATAGTTGGCATTGCTGACCAAGATGGTGATACGCAAATACAAGTTGAAGAAGGTACAGATGATGATACAATCCGTTTTGATGCGGCTGGTACTGAAATGTTCACAATCAACTCAAGTGGTATAGCAGGTGCAAGTGGTGCCAGAATTACTGCAATCTTAGATGAAGATGCAATGGGTTCTGACAGTGCAACAGCATTGGCTACACAACAATCAATCAAGGCTTATGTTACGAGTCAAATCGCAACTAAAGACAACACTGATGAAATGACAGAAGGTTCAACTAACTTGTACTTCACAAATGCTAGAGCAGATGCAAGAGCACAAGCAAAAATTGATTCTCTTGTTGCTTCGGCTCCAGGTGCGTTAAATACACTTAACGAACTGGCGGCGGCTTTAGGCGACGATGCAAACTTTAGTGGAACTGTTACAAGCAGTCTTGCTACTAAACTTGCATTAGCAGGTGGTACAATGACTGGTGCTATTGCAATGGGTACTAGCAAAATTACAGGCTTAGGTGATCCAACTGCGGCACAAGATAGTGCAACTAAGGCGTATGTTGACAGCGGACTTGCTGGTTTATCACAGGACAGTATCTCAGAAGGCGACAGTAATATAACTATTAATGACAGTGGTACAGGTACTGCGGTTGTTACACTTGATAATGCGGCACACACTACATTCAACAGTTCAGGTATTACATTATCGACTGGTGTGTTTAGTGGAACTGCAACTTCGGCACAATACGCTGACTTGGCAGAGATGTATTCTGCAGATGCAGATATTGAACCAGGTACAGTAGTATGTTTTGGTGGAGAACATGAAGTAACAACTTGTATGCAAGATGCAGATAAGAAAATTGCTGGTGTTGTTTCAACAAATCCTGCTTACTTAATGAACAGTGACGCAGACGGCGTAGCAGTAGCATTACAAGGAAGAGTTCCATGTAAAGTAACTGGTGCAGTTGCTAAAGGTGATATGCTTGTAGCGGCTGGTAACGGAATGGCTCGTGCAGAAGAAAATCCTGCAATGGGTACTGTTATTGGTAAAGCACTTGAAAATCACGCAGAAGGCGAAGGCGTAATTGAAGTTGTTGTTGGACGTATGTAATCCATACTAAAGACTTATACTAATATAGGAGAAAGGCCCTACGGGGCCTTTCTTTTTGATTAGATTGTCAAGGACCATTAAGACATAAATACTATAGAATATAGCATATACTGACAGTAGGAAGACATAGATGCCATTAACAAGACCAAAAGCCGCCCAGGTAAACTTCGATATAACAAACCTTACCGATCCCTTAATACGACTTAATAGTGGACAAACTGGATCTAATGACAAAGATACAGGTATAGTATTAGAGCGAGGTGATGACACAAACGTTGCTATAGTATGGGACGAATCTTCAAACTCATTTGTACTAATTAATACAACAGAAGATGGAACAACAGGTGGCGATGTTAGTATCTCGAGTTATGCAAATCTTCAAGCAGATGCTATTACATATGGTTCTCTTAATGATGGAACTACATCATTAACAAGCACAGCCGCAGAATTAAATTTATTAGATGGTGTAACAGGCACATTGGTGACTGAAGCGGCAACGCAAACATTAACAAACAAAACAATGACATCAGCAGTGCTGAATGCTCCTGTGTTTGGCACAGGCACAAACAGTCCTTACTTCACAGAAGTTAGATACAACACTTCAAATATGATGAAGTTTAATCAAATGTACACAGGTGCGGCCTCTGGTAGTTATTTTGATCCAAATGAATATCAAAAAGTTGTTACTATTATTCCAGCAGGCAATAGTGAAAACTATCAAATTATTGGTCGAATTACGGCACAAAATGCTGGCGAAACACATATAGTAAATTTCAGTGCCGCACTCAGAAGTGGTGACCCATTACCAGATTTAAGTTGGACTGTAGAGTATTCAGAAGAATATAATGGCGCTAGGTATATCGATCCACAGTTATGGACAAAAGAAACAACAACATCAGGATTTATTTTTGCATTTAAAGTACTATCAAGAATCTATGGAACAGTAACAGTTGACATGGATGTCATTCCAAGAAGTAGTTCTTTATTAAGTAATGTTTCAGTTAATAGTACACAAAACAGTGAACAATCATCTGTAGATACTGGCTATACTGTAAATGATATGACTAGAGTGCTTAGAAGACAAGGTACAACACATACATTCTCAGGAAATATATTACCAGACACAACTGAAACATATGACATTGGTTCTACTACAAAGAGATTTAATGATATCTTTCTAGCAGGTAGCACAGTTGATATTGGTGGTACAAAGATATCAAAAGATAGCAATGGTGACATTGACATCAAAGATTCAAGCGATGTTAGAAAAACAATAAAAGCCGCGGCGATTGAACTATTTGATACTAACGGTAAGAAAATTAAAATTGAACGTGATGCCACATCGGGTAAAATGAAAACCAAGAAATTTGATTCCAGTGGCAATGAAGAAGCATCTCAGGATGTGATTAACATCGGTGATGACCAATCACCAAAACTAGGTGGCAATTTAGATGTAAATGGTAACAGTATTATTTCTTCGGGTAATGGAAACATAGTTATTACACCCCATGGTTCTGGTAATATATTGTTGGATGGTATGACTTTTCCAAATACAGACGGCAGTAGTGGACAAGTACTACAAACAAATGGTTCAGGAACATTATCGTTTGTTGATCAATCCGGAAACTCAATATCACAAGGAGACAGTTCACTTGCAGTATCAGACTCTGGTACAGGAGTAGCCACATTAGTTTTAGACAACGCAACACATACAACATTTAATTCAAATGGTATTACTTTAGCAAGTGGTGTGTTTAGTGGAACTGCAACATCGGCTCAATATGCTGACTTGGCAGAAATTTATACTAGCGATGAAGAGTATGAACCAGGCACTGTTTTAATATTTGGTGGAGATAAAGAAGTCACTATAACTAATATAATAGCAGATCACAGAGTTGCAGGAGTTGTATCAACTAATCCTGCACACTTAATGAATAGTGATGCTGATGGTATAGCAGTAGCATTAAGAGGTAGAGTACCTTGTAAGATTGATGGACCAATACGCAAAGGTGACATAATTGTTTCAGGACCTATTGCAGGAACAGGCGTTGCATTAGCAAAAGAAAGTGCTATGCCTAACGCAGTTTGCGTTATAGGAAAAGCAATAGAAGAAAATTTAGATTCAGGAATTAAGATAGCAGAGATAGTAGTGTAATGAAACTTCCATTTTACTCAGACGACTACGAAGGCGAATTTGTCATACACAATGTTAGTTTAACCGACGGTGTTAGAACAGAAGACCGAGAGTGGATACCCAGAACGATTATGAATGATGACCATCGTGGTTATGCAGTTGTGGTTGGTAACGGTAATAGCAGAGTACGAAAACAATTTTCCTTAGAGTATATTGAAAATCATAGTGGAGGTTTGTTAGCAAACAAACGTTGTCAAACTTACGGGTGTAATGCTATATATAGAGACATGAAACCAGATTTCACTGTCACTATGTTAGATGATATGACAAAAGAAATAGCCGACTCAGGCTTTGGTGAAAATAATATTGTATATACAACTGCTAGGAATGTTGTAAAATACCCAGGCAAGTTTCATTTGATTCCACAGAATATTAGTTACTATAACTCGGGAACAACCGCAACATATTTGGCTTGTTTTGACAAGCATAAGGAAGTATATTTGATTGGGTTCGATAATCAAAGAGATCCTGAATTAACAAATAATGTATATGCGGATACAGAAAATTATCCATCATCAACAGAACCGTCATCAGATGCGAAATGGATTGCACACATGAAAGTTATATTTGATTCTTACAAAGATGTTAATTTTCACTGGGTAAATGATAATCCTGCTTACACATTTCCAGACGATTGGAAGTGGTGTAAAAACGTAAAGTATTTAGACTACAGAACTTTTATTAGTGATATGGATATAGGCGTTCAGTTAAAGTATAACTGGAAAGATTAAATTACAACTCTCCAGTTTTTAGGAGCATACTCCCCTTCATAACTTTTAAGCCATTGTGTACCAGTCCATTTGTATTGGATACCAGTTGTAGCATTAGTAACATAACTTAATGTTTCGGTTGCACTAGCGTCAAAATCTATAACCCATTTATCCCCGTCCCATTTAATAATATCATTTGTGTTAGCAACAAAGTCTACACCTGCATTGCTTTTCCAAAAATCTGGACCGTCTACTTGCACCGGTGATGTTGTTTTTCCAATATCTTCTAAAATTAAATAACGATTGCCTGTGGCTTTAACTACACTTGTTGATGTCGCTTTAGATGGGCGTATGATTGAATTAATTGCTGTTAGTGTATTAACCGGGATCGTGTCACTATCTACCGTTACAAGGAGGATATGAGGGTCTGCTGGGTGATATGCAATGGTTCCTACAACCTCAGCGTCATTGTCTTGTATAAAACGTATCTGTGTTATACCTGGATTAATAGGCCCGTATTGTTCTAAGACTGCTCTCCAACTTGGTTTTGTTAAATTTTCAGTAAGAATTACAGTAGTATCTAAAGTGTCACGAGTACTTTCTGCGTTTGTGTCAACAAGTTCTGCTTGACCATTTAAAAGTACAGCACCATAATTACCTGGTGTAACAGCACGTCTTGTTCCCATAACTAAATTGTCATCACTAACTGAATTTACTAAGTCTCCACTTCCATCATAGACACTATTAATAATTTTGTGTATAACACCCATCTTCTTAACATTAGCAGGCATACTTAACCAAATAGGCATACTAAATTCTAATGTTGCAATATCTATTTGGTCTTCGGTTCCAACAGGAATACTTCTACTACTAAAGTTTACGTTTTCTAATTGTACTAAACTTAAACTAGTCCAGTCGACGTAGTTGTCTGTACTTTGTATTTCTAAACTCGGATTAAACAAACATAAAATTTGTTCTAATACTTGTAATTTCATTTCAGTGTTAGTAGTCCAAATATCTAAGTTTAATCTTAGGTCATAAGGAACAGGCATATGTCTTTCAACAGTTACAGCATTACCTTGAGTACGACTGTATGTCTTTGTACTGTCATTAAATTTTCGTTGTCTAACGTGTAACTTATCTACAAAGTTAGGCTCTTGTACACGTTCTCTACTATATGTCATACTTTGTATATGCGTAGTCATTCGAGGAGCACTTAATACTTTGTTCTCACTTGCATCTCTCATTACTTGGGCAACGTTACGACTCATGTCGCCGTATGTTACTGGAATTGTAAGCAAGTCTCTGTCACCACTGGCATTCTTAGCACCAACTTCTACTTGAAAATTACTAAACAATCTTACAAATTGTAGTAAGAATCTTCTAATCTGATTGTCATAAAAAAACTGTCTTGCCATTCTAGTTGTCCTCTTCCGGTGTTAGAACATCACTTAAACGTTGTCTAGACTTTCTAACATCACCGTCGTCGTCTGTGTATGTGCTTGTATTATTAACAAAGCCATCTTTCTGCGTAGAACCAGCACCGCCTGTTGTACTTGTTCGAACTGCATCTTCAACTTTGACCCAACGTTTGCCATCATACCTAAACAAACGATTTGGTTTATAATCTAATCTAAGTACAAAATCTCCAATGTCTGCACCACTTGGGAAAGCAGTTGCTGGAGTAACAGGGTACCCGTTAGGAGCAATACCGTCACCTGCCATACCACCTGGACTGTTATATCCTTCTTGACTTGGTGTAACAGGAACTTCGTCAGCAGTAACAAGTGTACTACTTGCTCCAACTGTTGTTGTATCTGCACTATCTTCTTCTGGATCAGCAGGAGTACCATCATTATTAGTAGGTACAACAAAAAATGAACTTGTGTCGTAACCGCTCTTAGGTAACTCTTTTTCTGCTTCGGTAATAATGGCAGTGTTAATTTCAAGCTCTTGCTTGTATGTACTTAATAAATCTCTTAACTTGTTATCGGCACCAGTAACATCTGAACCGTCTTGTTTTTTAGCAGTTTGATCAAATATACTTCTGTACTCTTGTGAGTCAACTAGTGGAGTACATTTAACTCTCCATAAATGCGGATACCACGTTGGACTAAATCCTTCTGCGGCTCTGTTACCATCTTGCACAACATAATAGCGTCTTAATGCCGCTGGTAATTCTGAGTCCAGTGGATAAAAATCTCTCATATGAGGTAGTTCTATAACGTCACCGTTGATAAGTTTTCTACCTAAACTTTCTACCATGTCATTCATATGAACTGTAATAAACAATGTATCGTTTTGTAAAAACAATCCAAATTGTGTAAGGTCAAAATCTATATCTGAAACATTATATATGCCACGCATTTCATAAACAGACGTATCATATTTTCTATCTCTGTTCTCTAGGAATAATAAATCCTGAATATTTTGCTCACTTTGTGTAGCATAACTAGGCTGAGTGGAATCTTTCCCGTCGTTGTTAGCCGTATCGGCTCCTAAGAATTTATGAATGTTTACACCGGTACCACCGATGGTGAACATCTCACGAACCCTGTTGTCGAAAAAGTTGTAGTCTTGCCCTTTCTCAGGCTTCCACATGGATAGTTTTGGCATATTTGTAACCTCTTTGTAGTATTTATATAGAAACTATTCTTAACTAAAATGCAGAAAGATAAAGAAAAAGGTTGACAAATAGCGTAAAGATAGTATATTTAAAGTTAATTGTATATATAAAGTCATACAGGAGCAAATTTTGGGAACAGGAACATCAGTGAAATTACCACGTAAAAAGCCAGCAAAGGTGAGAACACCTAAGTCTGCCGACGAACAATACACAGGTCCAGAGCCTATATGGGACGATTGGCAATCGTGGCCTATTGAGCAATACCACAGAGAACGCACTCGGGTAACTGCTTATTATAATCATTACTATCAAGCCAAGGATTTACTACCGAAAGTAAAAATATGGATGACTGCTAATGGATACACTAAAGATGATCTACAAGCCGTTAGTGCTTGTGAGTCGTGGAGAATGAGTATTACAACGTGTGCTCAGTGTTGTGCATTACTTAAAGGTATGCCCACGTGGCACGATGAATACGATGCATACTTAGAAACGTTACCAGGCGTAATCGGAGGACAATCAGATCCAACAATATTTGTCCGTAAGTCAATCGACGATGTGGTTGCGTTAGGTAAAGAAATTTTAATTAAAAAGGGCGGTCAAATTGAAGAAAAAGAAAAACTTTATGGCGGACCTGCATTAACTATACAAGACAGGCTACGAATTGCTTCATTGAACTTAACTGATGAAATAGAAGAATTTCTAGATGTTGCAATAGACGACTTAGAAAAGTTTGATATGAAACAGTTCAATCCATTAAGCATACTTCGAAAGCAACAGGCAAAACCTGCTCATGCAAAAATTATTAGGGATCACTATACTCCTAACTTAACAGAAATGCAAGAACTAATTGGTCCTGTAAAGACAGATGATGAATGGTATGACCAGTTATTAGAAGCATACGAACCAATACCGAAAAAGCAACGTAAAAAAATGCATGACATTTATGCAGAAATTGATAAGGCTTGTTCGATGTTGATTGAGCATGGTAAAGCAGAACGTAAACCTCGTAAAAAGAAGCCAGTAGCAAAAGAGAAATTAGTTAGTAAGATGAAATATCTAAAAGAATTTGGAGAGCTTGGACTAGTTAGTGTTAATCCTGTTGAAGTAGTTGGGATGAGTGAACTGTGGATTTACAATACTAAAACTCGTAAAATAGGAAAGTATGTTGCTAAGAATATTGACCCCACAGGGCAACAACGTGATGGTAGTGGGTTAAGTATTAAAGGTACAACTATTACACAGTTTAGTGATGCTAGTGTACAAAAGACCCTACGAAAGCCTAAAGAGCAACTGTCGGCGTTTAAACACGCAGGAAAGATCCTTTTACGGAAGTACTTGGATGAAATAAAGGCAGTGGATACTAAACTAAATGGCAGAATCAATGATCAAACAATACTGTTGAAAGTTGCTAAATAGTGTATATAAGAGGAATTATTCATGGCAGATTTAGCGACAGAACAAAGTAAAGTATTCGAATATTGCAAAGCCAGTTTAGGCGGAGGCATGGTCGAAGTTGAACTTGATCCTGCCCACTACCAAATTGCATTAAACAAAGCATTTGACGTTTATAGACAAAAAAGTTCTAATGCAGTTGAAGAAAGTTATGGATTTTTATCTCTTGTAGAGGAACAACAAGAGTATATATTACCTGACCAAGTACAATCAGTAAGAGAAGTATTTCGTAGAAGCACAGGTGGATCCTCAACTGGTACAATGTTTGAACCATTTGAAGCAGGATATATGAATACATATATGCTACAAGCAGGCAAAGTCGGTGGACTTGCTAGTTATGATATGTTTGCTCAATACCAAGAATTAACAGCCAAAATGTTCGGTGGATACATTAACTTTACATTTGAGCCTGTATCTAAGAAACTAACAATCGTTAGAAAAATCCGTGCTACTGGTGAAAATATACTTCTTTGGATGTATAATGAAAAACCAGATGTAACATTATTAACAGATTTGCGTTGTAAAACGTGGCTTTATGATTATACACTTGCACGTTGCAAGTATATGTTAGGTGAAGCAAGAAGCAAATTTGCTACTATTGCCGGCCCACAAGGTGGAACCTCACTAAATGGTGATTCTTTAAAACAAGAAGCAATAACAGAGCTTGACAAACTCGAGCAAGACCTGTATAATTTAGTAGACGGACAAATGCCAATGACTTGGGTAATTGGCTAAACATTAACAACTAAGGTAAACAATGATTATTGGAATATGCGGACTCATCGGGTCTGGTAAAGGAACAGTTGCCGACACATTAATAGCAGAGCACGACTTTAAAAAAATAAGTTTCGCTGATGCACTTAAAGACGGGGTAGCAACAATATTCAATTGGGATCGTAAAATGCTTGAAGGTGATACTAAAAATAGTAGAGACTGGAGAGAAAAGCAAGACGATTTTTGGTCATCTGAAACTGGCAAAGAAATTACACCTAGACTAGTATTACAACTGTTTGGAACAGATTGTATGAGAGAAGGCTTCTTTGATGGTGTATGGGTAAGTTTAGTTAAACAAAAGATTTTAAACAACCCAACACAGAATTTTGTAATACCCGATGTACGTTTTCCAAACGAAATTAACGTAATTAAAGAGTTAAAAGGCGAAGTTTGGCAAGTACGAAGAGGCGAAAAGCCGTTATGGTGGTCCACTGCTATAAGTGTTAATCAACATATAGATGACTTGCAAGAAGTTCATTCTATGAATATAGTGTTTCCCGAAGTACATCAAAGCGAATGGCGTTGGGTAAGTGATGATAAAGATTTTGATATTGTTATAGAAAACAATTCAACGTTAGAAGACCTTAAACGTCTGGTATTAGATCGCCTTTCTTAGAATTCCATCCTGAGTGTCCTAACTCAATTAAACAATTTAAACAAACAGATTTAAGATTACTATGCTTGATATTAATTAAGTTACCATCTATGAAGTATACTTCTAATTGATCATAGTACTTTGCTTTAAATCCACAGTTCTCACAACTACTTTTCTTTTTATAACCTGCTTTAGCCCAGACTGTTAGTTTGGGTTTTCTTACGAAGTTACGGTTGCAAGTATCACACATTCTTCGGTAATACACCTTTTCGCCCTTTTTATAATTTATGGCGGCAGACTTCTTCTTGCATTTAACACATATGGGTCTAGTTTTCATACAAGTATTTATATACCGCTCTTTAAAGGTGACGTTATTCCTGGTTACAAAATAGACCTTTTTGTAGTTTTTTACTAAATACAATAACAAAGTTGTAAACGAATTAAAACGAATTACAAATAAAATAATTTTGCGAGGTAAAAAATATGGCGCTTGTATCACCAGGTATTGAAGTTAAAATAGTCGACGAATCACAGTATGCCAGTACGGCAGTAGGTACTGTGCCTATGTTGGTTATTGCAACAGCAACGAATAAAAACGACCCGACTAGCACAGGAGTTGCTAGTGGAACTGCAAAAATAAATGCAGAAAAAACTTATTTAATAGGATCACAAAGAGAACTTGTAACAACGTTCGGTGAACCTTCATTCTACAAAAGTACATCAGGTACTGCACTACACGGCTATGAACAAAATGAATATGGCCTTATGTCTGCTTACTCACTATTAGGTGCAAGTAACAGAGCATACATTGTTAGAGCAGATGTTGACTTAGGTGAACTAACAGGACAATCAGGAAGACCAACTGCTAAACCAGTTAATGGTACTCATTGGTTAGATACTGCTAAAACCAAATTTGGTATTTTTGAATGGAATGCAACAACACAAACTTTTACTAATAAAGTTCCAACAGTAATTACAGATAGTACTAAAATCTCAAGTAATGTACCTCTTGCTTCAATAGGCAAAGCAGGCGATTATGCGATTGATGCCAGTACTAACAATAATACTGTAAGTGTAAGAACTGCATCAGGATGGAAAGCATTAGGCACAACTAATTGGTATACTGCAATTCCAACTGTACAAGGTACTGCATCAGGCGGTACTGTTTCAAGTAGCGACAGCATTACTATTAACGGAACAACAGTTACTACAACTAGTACAACTTATGCACAAACAGTTGCTGACATTAATGCGGCATCTATTACAGGCGTTACAGCGGCACTAGTAAATAGTAAAATTGAAATTTATGGACAATCTACAGCGGCAAGCAATGCTATTGTTATTGCTAACGTTAGTGGAACATTATTAACAGACATTGGTGTAACAGCGGCAACATACTATGTTATCTCTGTACTACAACAACCACATACATCTATTCCAGAATGGAAAACAGCAGATGCTACTTCGGCGCCAACAGGTAGTGTTTGGATTAAAACTACAACTCCAAATAACGGAGCAAAGTTTGATGTAAGTGCTTACAGTACAACACTAGCCAAATTTGTTGCTAAAGCAGTAAATGTGTATCGTGGTGATAGACACGCATTATACGGTTTAGATTCAGTAGGCGGCGGTTTGAATATAGATGTAGGTACAGTTTACGCACACGCATTTACAAACTCAAGTGGATTTACACTATACAAATTATACGAAAGAAAAGTTAAAGGTTCAACAGTTGTTACTGGTACCGCTACTGCACCAACATTTGTTGTTGGTGATGCGTTTACAATTACGTCATCCGCAAAAGGCGTTAACACAGTTACAGGTTACACAGTTACAGCAACAGGCACAACAGCGTCAGATATAGTAAATGATATTAACACAGTTAATATTCCTTATGTTACTGCTAGTTTGGCTTCAACTGGAGCAATTACATTAACACACTCATTAGGTGGCGTTATGATACTTGCAAACACAAACAACACTCCTTTGGCTACAGCAGGCTTTACAACTGCTAATACATACCTTAGAGAAGGTGCAACAGCAGGAAACTTGGTAGCAAGTAACTTCCAACAACTAGTTTATACAGCAGGATCAATTGAACCTTCAACTAATCCAGCAACAGGTAGACTATGGTTCCATAATGTAACTGATGAAATGGATATCATGATACATAACGGTACAACTTGGAAAGGTTACCAAAATGTTTCTACAGATGCTAGAGGATTTGACTTGTCAACAACAAGTCCAAATGGTCCATTAGTTAGTGCAACTGAACCGACACAACAGTCAGATAAGTCAGCACTAGTTTACGGTGACCTTTGGGTTGATACAAGTGACTTAGAAAACTTCCCAATTATTAAAAGATGGGAACAAGTTTCAGGCACAGACAAGTTTGTAACAATAGACAATACAGATCAAACTAGTGAAGATGGTATCCTATTTGCAGATGCAAGATATATGGGTAACGCAACTACAGACGTAGTCAGTGGTGATATTACAACTACTAAATCTTTACTAACAAACGATTACACAGACTTAGATGTACCACTAGCGGCTAATTACCCACGTGGTATGTTAATGTTTAATATGAGACGTAGTTCTTACAATGTAAAAGAGTTTAAGAAAGATTTCTTTAACTCTACAAACTTCCCAGGTAAAGTATTACCAACGGAAAAAGATGCATGGGTAAGTAAAGCAGGTTTACAAAATGATGGTTCTCCATTCATGGGTAGACAAGCAGTACGTCAAGTTGTGGTAGCGGCTATGAAATCTGCACTTGATACAAGTTCAGAATTACGTGAAGAGCAAAGAAACTTTAACGTAATGGCGGCACCAGGATATCCAGAACTAATTGCTAATATGGTATCATTAAACAATGATAGACGTAACACTGCTTTTGTAATTGGTGACACACCAATGAGATTAGCGGCAAATAGTACAGATATTCAAAACTGGGCAACTAATGCCAAACTAGCAACAGATAATAACGATGATGGAATGGTTACTGCTGATACATACTTAGGTGTGTTTTACCCAAGTGGTATTACTACAGATTTAAATGGTAATAGTATTGTAGTTCCTTCAAGTCATATGATGTTAAGAACAATGATTCGTTCAGATGACGCTAGTTATCCTTGGTTTGCTCCGGCAGGCACAAGACGTGGTATAGTTGATAACGCAACAGGCTTAGGATATATTGATGTAGCAACTGGTGAATTTACTAGTGTTGGAGTTAGAGAATCTTTAAGAGATACTTTATACGAAAACAGTATTAACCCAATTACATTCTTACCAGGCAACGGTGTATTAAACTATGGTAACAAAACTAAAACGGCAACAGCGAGTGCTTTAGATCGTATTAATGTATCTAGACTTACTGCTTATATACGTGAACGTTTAGCAGTTATTACAAAACCTTTTGTTTTTGAACCTAACGATAAACTAACACGTGATGAAGTAAAACAAGTTGTTGAGCAATTAATGAATGATTTAGTTGCGAAACGTGGTCTTTATGATTATTTGGTTGTATGTGACGAAACAAACAACACAAATGATAGAATTGACAGAAACGAGTTGTATATAGACATTGCTATTGAACCAGTTAAAGCGGTTGAATACATCTACATACCAGTTCGTATCCAAAATACAGGCTCTATTTAATATAGAGCCTTATTAGGAACAAGGTAAATTAAGCGACTAAATATTATTAAAGCATAGAAGCAGGAGCAAAAAATATGTCAGTAAGTTCATTAAGCAAATTTACAGTACCTTTAGCATCGGATCAATCCGCATCAAGCCAAGGTCTGTTAATGCCAAAATTAAAGTATCGCTTCCGTGTGAGTTTCGAAAATTTCGGAATCTCAACTCCAAGAAGTGAACTAACAAAACAAGTTATGGATTTTCAACGTCCTTCAGTCAATTTTGAAGAAGTACCAATTGATATCTACAACAGTAAAGTTTATATCCAAGGTAAACACACTTGGGAAGCCGTATCAGTTAATATGCGTGATGATGCATCAGGTCAAGTATCTAAACTTGTTGGAGAACAAATACAGAAACAATTTGATATGATGGAACAATCAAGTGCGGCATCGGGTATTGATTACAAATTCATTACTAGATGTGAAATATTAGACGGTGGTAACGGAGCATCAACACCAAACGTACTAGAGACGTGGGAATTATACGGTTGTATGATCCAAAACGTTAACTACAACGACTTGAATTACGCAACTTCAGAACCAGCGACAGTTACAATGTCGATTCGTTTTGATAACGCAGTTCAAACTCCATTAGGAGCAGGCGTAGGAACTACAGTGGCTAGAACTATTGGTGAAGTAGTAACAGGCTAATCCATAAAGGAGTAGAATAACCTGTGATTAATTCTTTCTTAAAAGCTCTTGCAACCGGTGATAATGTTCGTGATTATAAACACGCATCACGAACGTTCGTCGACGGCAATTACAGACTAGCACCCAAACATAAGTTTCTCTTTCACGTGGTCTTCCAGGTCAACCCGGGCCTTGGATTTTCATTCAGTGGAAGTGAAAACTTAGAAGCAAGTTTTTTAGTTAAGTCTGTAGATCTACCTAAGTATAACTTTGAAGTTGTTGAACACAATCAATATAACAGAAAACGTTATCACCACAACAAGATTAATTATAGTCCTTGTAACATCACCTTCCACGATGATAATAGTGACGTGATAAGAAACTTGTGGTATGCATATTATGCCTACTACAACAATGACCCACAGTATGAGTCAAGTGGAACATATGGTTATAAAGATACATATAAACCTATGATGGACAATGCTCGTCAATGGGGTTTAGACAGAAATACAAAACCATTCTTTACTGGAATAAAAATTTACAGTTTATATCAAAAGAAGTATACAGAGTATTGGTTAGTTAATCCAATTATCGAAACTTTTGATCACGACAATCATGATTATTCAGACAGTGCAGGCATACTAGAACATAGAATGTCAGTTAGATTTGAAACAGTGAAATATAAATCGGGACTTGTTGATGGAGACAGTCCACAAGGTTTCGGTACATTGCACTATGACAAAGCACCTAGTCCACTAACACCAGCAGGCGGCGGTACAACAAGTATATTAGGCCCAGGCGGTTTAGTAGACGCAGTAGGAAGTATAGGAGCCGATTTAGCAGGTGGCAACATTGCAGGAGCAGTTGTTACAGGTTTGCGTGGAGCAAGTAATTTAAAAGGTGCTAACTTAAAAAATATGTTAAAGTCAGAACTTACTGGTGCGGCAATGAATGCTTTAAGAGGACAAAATCCAATTGGTGATTTTAGTTTTCCTAATGCCAAATCGGCACAAGGTAATCCTTTACCACAAGTACCTAAAATGACAGGAGTTACTACAAGTGCTCCAATGCGTAGTGGTGTAGTTTCTAGTAACGGGTCTAAAGTACAAACAAATGCAATGTTAGATCAATTAAAAGGTTTTGCAGGCGGTGTAGGTGGAGATCTACAAAGTGCAGTTAGTGGAGCAAGTGGAATGGTAGGTCAAATGACCCAAAAGATTCCAGCGGCTATATCAAGTTTATTTGGACCTGGATTAGGTGGAAATATAATGAGTCATATTAACTCTCAAGACTTTAGTCAGTTACAACATCAAGATGCTAGTAAGCAAACAAAAAATCCAGTAGCACCACAAAGAACAAGTGTTAGTAACATTACTAATAGTTCTTCGTATGCAGGCAAAAGTCAAGGCGGAATAACATAATATGTCAACTAATTTACCAGCAAATCCAAACGGAAATAAAACTACAGAGTTTTTTGACGTTTATAATACAGACAGAAACTCAACAGTAGTTAACCCTAATGAGTTTGATGCAATTATGGGTTTCTTTAAAAGAAAAACAAACGACAACGTAGCAATATCAAACGGATTAACAGACACAGTTTTACAAATTGCTATGTTACATAACGTTTCCCCAATGGACATAATCGAAGACTTTAATGATTATGCAGTTACAGAAATTCAACAAGCACTAGTTTCGTTAATTAATCAAACTAGAGCTAATACAAGTATATTAGGATTCAATAGAAATAAAGCACCAAGTCAAGTTGTTGCTCGTAACATACTGGATTAGCCATGGCAAAGTTCGCTTCAGGCAAGTATACTGTCAAGAATCCTGCAAAATATGCCGGCAATAAAACACCAATGTATAGAAGCAGTTGGGAGTGGGCGTTCATGCAATTTTGCGACAACCACCCAGGCGTTATACAATGGGCCAGTGAAGCAATTAAAATTCCTTATAAAAATCCATTAACAGGTAAGAATACAATTTATGTTCCGGACTTTATTGTCGTGTATCAAGACAAGAATGGTAAGAAACGTGCTGAATGTATTGAAGTAAAGCCTAAAAAAGAAACAACAATGGAACAAGCAGGTAGAAGCAAACACGCACAAGCAAAAGTTATATTAAACTCTGCAAAGTGGGAAGCCGCTAATAGATACTGTAAACAAAATGGACTAACATTTAGAATAGTAACTGAAGATGACATCTTTCATCGTCCTAAGAAAAGATAAATAATTATAATAGCATATAATTATTGGAAACATTATGACAAAGAAATTAGAAGAATTGCTAGATTTAGCACCCGCAGAAGATTTTGCTGAAGATATTATCCCAGAACCTGAGAAGTCAGTAGACCATACTATTACTCATACACAGGAAGATATAGCAAGTGCATTGGCGAAAGCAGATAAAATTGACCAAGCATTACCGATGGTCAAAGATTTGTCATTAAATGACACAGAAATGGACGAACTTGCTCTAACGGCAAGAGATACATTTAAAGATTTAATGGATTTAGGCATGAATGTAGAAGCCAGATATGCAGGTGAGATATTTAATACAGCGGCACGTTTATTAGACACGGCTTTAAATGCCAAAGGCGCCAAAGTTGACAGAAAATTAAAAATGATCCAATTACAGTTACAAAAAGCAAGATTAGATCAAGTACAGCAGAAGCACGATAGCGAAAATGGCGTAAACGCCGAAGAAGGCACAGCAGTTGTATTGGATCGCAATGCATTGTTGGAAAAACTGCTTTCAAAAGATAAATAATATAACAAAAGAAGGTGTATTAGCAGTATGAAAACATTTAAGCAATATTTAATGGAAAACATTAAAGAATACAAATTTCGTGTGAAGTACGCAGGTACTTTAACTGATGCTCAATTGGATAGAATTGAAATAGCACTTGGAAAATATAATTTAAAAGATATGACCAAGCCTAAAGTTACACCTATACAAGAACACCCTATGGATTTTCAAACTATGAAAAATTCAGAAGTTACTATAATGGATATTTCCATAACATATCCCTCAACAGTTGATATGTTAAGACAGGAATTAGTAGACTATGCAGGACTTCCTGGATCACACGTTATGGTATCTAATCCAAACGATCCTAATGAAGTTGCTAGGGAAGAATACGTTGAAGACATGGGAAAAGATTATGTACCTGCACTTGGAACTCCAGAGTTAAAAGATGCAGTAGAGATTAAGGCAAGCGAACATTTCGGTGACGAATATAACGCAAACTTTTTAAAAGATTTAGCAAATAATAAAGAAACTCCTACAGTTTCTTTGGCAACAGCATATGCAGACGAAATTGCAAAAGAAAATAAGGAATAGGATAACATTATTATGAGAGATATATTAGACGCATTAGAAAGTGTACAAACTAACAAGCCAACTGACATAGCAAAAGAATTAAATAAAAAACCAGCAGTGCAAAATGCACTAAGAGTTGAGTCAGACGATACTAACGAAGGCAACGAATTCTCAGGAGCACTTGAAAAAGCCAGAAAAGATGGCAAAGCAGAATTTACAGTTGACGGAAAGAAGTACAAAGTCGAAGCAATTGATAGTGATGAAGATACTATTCAAGAAGCACCTTTAGAAGTATCTGAAGAAGATGCATATGATAGAGATGCTGAAAGTATTCTTAATAAACATCCTAAAGCATACGCTGATTTAAAATCCGGCAAGACTGATATCGGAGACGACGACGAATTATACATGGAATTGTTTTCGTACTATAGTGAAACTGGCGATATGCCGTATGGTACACAAAAAGCAAGAGACGGCGATCCTTATCAATGGATCCAAGATGCATTATCCGATGAAGGTTTAATTGAAGGAAAATTAACTGCTAAAAAAGATGTAGTTGAAGTAGCAGTAGAGGATTTAGCAAGAATTTTAGATCTCGCTGGTATGGCAAAGCAAGAAGTTAAAGCAGAAGCAGAAGAAAAAGACTTTGACTTTTCTAAAGATAATTTAGAGTTATGTGATACTTGTGACAAGGAAATTGATAAATGTGAGTGTGATGGACATGATCATAAGGCTGAACAGGCTGAACAGGCACCAACTCAGGCAACTAGCGAAGTTGAACTTGACGAGTATAGTAACTCTCCAGACGAAGAATACTTCGATGCAGACACACAACTAAACAAAATGTCAGGTGGACTTAACGGTCCCAAGAAACAAACTAAGAAAGAATATCCAGGCGACAATCCTTTAGCAGTAGAGTTACAAGATAGACTGTCTAAAATGTTAAGCGATATGTAATTTCAATCATGGCTGATAAAAAAGCATTTGATAAAGAGTTAGACGAATTAAAAAAATTAGCAGGGGTTGGTTCATATTCTGGATTGACCCCTTACTCATCTATAGTAGGTGAAAACATTGGCAGTCTTGCTAATGATCTTTCTAAAGTAGCAAAGAAAAAGAAAATCCAACCCGGAACACAAGCATGGTTTAGACTTTGGTTCAGTAAACCGTGGTTAACTGGTGAAAAACCCTACGACGACTAATAAGTTGTAGTTAACACACAAAGACTTGCTTATACGACGAATTTGAGGGTCGTATGCTTGTATATTGCCCCATTCTATAACACTTTCTTACAACAGGTTTATTTTACCGATAAATATAATAGTAATATGTATATATTATAATTAAAAGGAGAATTAATATGTTCAAATGGTTTGAAAAAATCTTTGCAGTAAAACCGCTTGTCGAAACTTTAAAACCCGTAAAGGTTGTTAAGCAAAAACCAGCAATAGTACCTAGCAAAAAAGAACTTGCCAAGTTAACTAAGAAAGCATTAGAAAACTTAGGCAGAACTCATAAAATTGAGTTAGATAGAAGAGAAACAAAAGATAAACTTGTAGCACAACTACACAAGCATATCAAAAGTTTAAACAAGTAAGGCATATAAATGAGCAGAAGTTTAGACGGTGTTTTAATTAAAAAGCCACACCAGGCAGAACGTTGGACAGAAGATGAATTAAAAGAATTCATGGAATGTGCAAATCCTGATACAGGGCCTGAATATTTCTTATCAAAATATTTTCATATTCAGCACCCGGTTCTTGGTAAAATTTTATACAACGCTTATAAGTTTCAAGAAACGTTAGTTAACAGTTATCACACTAATCGATTTAGTATTAATTTATTAAGTAGACAAATGGGAAAAACTACTACAGCGGCAGGTTACCTGTTGTGGTACGGTATGTTTGTACCGGATAGCACTATCTTAATTGCGGCTCACAAATATGCAGGTGCACAAGAAATTATGCAACGTATACGATATGCATATGAACTCATGCCCAATCATATTAGAGCCGGTGTAACTAGTTACAACAAAGGCTCAATTGAATTTGAAAACGGAAGTAGAATTGTAGCACAAGCAACAACAGAAAACACAGGACGTGGTATGTCCATTACGTTACTATACTGTGACGAGTTTGCGTTTGTGAGACCAACTATTGCTAAAGAGTTTTGGACTTCGATATCTCCAACGTTGGCAACTGGTGGTAAAGCAATTATTACAAGTACACCTAACAGTGACGAAGATCAGTTTTGGTTGTTATGGACAGAAGCAAACAGAACTATCGACGATTACGGTCACCCATTAAAAGGCGGTATAGGGATAAACGGCTTCTACGGCTTTAAAGCACTTTGGAGAGAACACCCAGACAGAGATGAGAAGTGGGCCAACGAAGAATTAGGGCGTATTGGAGAAGAACGTTTTAAACGTGAGATGGATTGTGAACCAATTATCTTTGATGAAACATTAATTAATCCAATTAGATTAGCAGAGTTAGAAGGCAAAGACCCTATTGATAGACAAGGTCAAGTTAGATGGTTCAAAAAACCTAAAAAAGGAAGTATATACTTAATAAGTTTAGATCCTAGTTTAGGTACTGGAGGCGATAATGCCGCCATACAAGTTATAGAGATGCCATCGTTAGAACAAGTTGCTGAGTTTATGCACAATAAAACTCCGATAGCACAGCAAATTAAAATAATGAAATCTATTGGCGAGTATTTGGTACAATGTATTGATGAACCTAATGATGTTTACTACAGTGTAGAGAATAACACATTAGGAGAAGCGGCACTAGTTACAATAGCAGAAATAGGTGAAGAGAATATTCCAGGCTTCTTTATTAGTGAACCCAAAGGACATGGTAATAGTAAAAAGTTTCGTAGAGGGTTTAATACAACACATAAATCTAAACTATCTGCTTGTGCCAAGTTAAAAAGTTTAATCGAAACAAAGAGATTAGTAATTAACAGTAGAAATTTAATATCAGAATTAAAGTCGTTTGTTGCAGTTGGTAGTAGTTACCAAGCAAGACCTGGCGAAACAGATGATTTAGTCATGTCTTTAGTGTTAGCAGTGCGTATGAGTATGGTGTTAAAGAAGTATGATGCTGGAATAGACGAGCTTTTAAGCGATAATTTTGACGATGTAGTAGAACCTATGCCTACATTAATGTTATAGAAAAGGTAAATAGTAATATGCAAATACATGATAAAGTAGCAAAAGACTTATATGGCGTACTAGCCAAAAAATTCACTCAATTGACCATCGCAGATAGTCAAGCAGTGACTACGGTTGAACCAAACGAAGGTAGAATTTTTACCCTAGAGTACGGAGCAAGTGGCAAAAGTCATGGTAGTGTTACTGTAAATGTAGTAGATCCTAATGCATTAGTAATATATTATAACAATAATATTACAGAAGAAATGCGACATGGTGATAAGAAAGACTGGTACAGTTTTTTAAAGGAATTAAGATTTTTTGCAAAAAGAAATTTAATGAGTTTTGATGTTCGTAACATCGGTAAGCAACAATTAGATAAAACTGATTATGCTTATATTAAAAATAACGATAATGCTTATGATAGTACAGAAGTAACATTTGAAAGTAAGTTAGCAGGTACGTTAAAAACATCTTACCAACGTTTTGGTGAGAATGTTCGTTTAATAATTAAACATAGTGCTCCTGTTGATGAAGATGTTCGTGGTTCTCGTAGTAGAAACATTCATAGTTTGTATGTAGAGAATGTAGAACAAGGAAGAGTTAAACTTCCTTTCAAAAATTTATTATCTGGCAGAGCATTAGCCCAACATATGAATCACAACGGTTCATACCAGGACGAAATTGGTCAACATATACACGAAATAACACAGGAAGCACTCGACTTAGCAAAATTTGTTAAAGTTTTTAAACGTGCAGATAATTTTGCTGAACAAGATGAAGCACAACATATTATCGAACAAGCACGTCAAAGATATCAAGGTATTAGAGAAACTTTAAAAACTTTATGTGGTGCTAAAGGTTATGCGAAATATGTAGAACAATATAGACCAACAGAAAATAATATCGAACAAGCAGACTTAGATGATATCAGAAGTAAGTTAGTTCGTATTCAAAAAGATAACATAGTGGATACAATACTGCCAAATTTGGCTAGAGGGATTAATAAAATGAAAGTACAAGAACAAGAAGGTGGAAACGCAATGGCACATGATCTAGCAAAAGATCCAAGTGCTAAATTAGACATACGCATGAATCCAGAAGAAGATGAGGATATTAAAAATTATATTCAACATTTGAAAAAAAATGTTATTAACAAAAACACTTCTGAAAATCCAGAAGACGGTTTAGTTAGAAAAATTATTATGACATTGGCTAAACGTACCATCGATGATGCACTTTCTTTACAGATTAGTGATTTAGCATCTATGGATACTCCACCAGATAGACAAGCGGCTTACCAGTTAGCATCTAAATACATGAAAGGTAATGTTAATATCATTCCTGGAAAAAGAGATTTAAAAGCAAAAACAGAAGAAGATCAATACGAAAGTATAATGAATAATTTATCAGAAGGTACTTGGGCAATTCCAGATACTGCTGAAGCAATTGATTCTTTAGAAACAGCAATGGCTGATGTACTCCCCCTTGGTGCAGAAGGCGAAAATGCTACTAACGTTATGTATAATATTATTGGTGATGACAGTTTATTTGATAGTTTAGGCGAAGCGGCTGATGAAGACCCACAAGGTGATGCTCGACCAATTATTGCATCTTGGGTAGATGACTCATTAGACCAATATGATATTCCACAAGAAATGCAAGACAGAATCCAAAAAATAGTTAAACCTCATTTGACACACTCTAGTACCAATGAAGAAGAAACAACAGAAGGCGCAGTTAAGAACGCATTGCATGATGACGCAGAAGAAATGACTAGAGAAGAATTTTTAGCAAAGCATCCAGATAACGAAGAATTTTACGACACTATTAACGGTGTAGACGAAACTGCACAAGTAGAAAACGTTGCAGTAAACGGTGCAGATACTGAAGGTTATGAAGAAATAGCAGATGCTATTCAATGGCGTATTACTGCAAACCCAGAAACGTTTGATAAAATTCTTAAAAATGTAGATATGCAAACATTATTATCAGCAATTGAAGAAGTTGCTCAAAGCCATGCACCAATGGACGAACTAGGTTCAAGTGATATTAGTATAATGGTTAAAGAAGTAATGAAAGATTTAGGCATTAACGAAGACGGTACTATGCAACCGCATGACCATATTAAAAACTCAGGAATTACAGAAGCAACTTGTGGATGTAAATCAGGATGTCCTCATTGTGAAGGTAAACATACTAAGGCACAAATCGGAGAAGAATGTGAATGCTGTGGCAACAACATTACAGCAGTAATTGATTATGATGCAGTTGCAGAAGAAAAAGAATTAGAAGAAGCACAAAGCCCAGCACAAAAAGCCGCTTTTGAAAAAATGTTAGCCGCTAAAAAAGGCAACAAAAAAGATGATAAAGATGACAAGGAAGAAGTAGAAGAAGAAAAAGTTGAAGAAGCAGTAGAAGTAGTTGCCGAAACACCTGAAGATCAACACTTACGTGATGAAATACTATTCCTAGCAGGCTTAAAATAAAAAGAATTAATTTTTAGCAAGGGCGGTAACGTTCTTGCTAAATAATATTGTTAACAGTAAACCTTACTGTTCCAAAGATGGTAGATGCAATATTTACTATAATCTTTGAAAAGACCCATAAACAAGAGAAAAGAAAATGATAGACTCAATTCTGATCGATTTTTTAAACAAAAAAAATCCCCAAAAACTGATCTAAATTACTTTTAACTGAATGCTTTGCATTTGGCTTTTTTGTATGGAAATTTGACCTAACCTTGCAGTAGTGTACGGTTAATTATTAATGTAGTAATTAAGGAGAACATAAATGTTTAAAAAACTACTAATATCAGCAATACTTTCGATGAGTATTGCCACATCAGCATTCGCTGATTATACACTAATTGTTCCACAAGCACCTGGTAAAGGTACTTCTGTATGGGGCGAGATTATTGCGAAAAACTTGGAAAAGTTTATCGGTGAACCAGTAGTGGTACGCCATATTCCAGGGGCACGTGATATTCCTGGCTTTAACAAATTCCACAATGACCTACGTTTTGATGACAAAACGATTATGGTAGCACATGGTGGTAACGGTGTATCATATCTACTAGATAAAGTAGATTACGATTACTTTGATTATGAACTAATTGGTTCAATGAACAATGATATCGTTTTAGGTAAACAAGCAGGCAAGGATGAAAAATCCGGCACTTGGACAATCGCAGGCGGATCAGGTTTTGAACCAGATGCGGCGGCGGCGGCAATGTTGCTATGTGGTCCACAACCAGAAGGTTCAATCGAAGCATACTTGGCTTGTTGGAGAGAACGTGTTATCTGGGTTAACGGTGTATCAGGCGGAGAAAAGCGTCTTGGATTTAAAAACGGCGAATTTGATATTGCACGTGAAAGTCCGGCGGCATGGAAACGTTTTTACACAGGTATCGAAGGTAACGAACTTTGGTTCACACACGGTATTCTAGACTTAGAAAACAATGTACAAATTGCAGATCCAAACTTTCCAAACACACAATTCGAAGATGTGTATGAGAACTTATGGGGCGAACGTCCAGCAGGTGAATTATATCAAGCATATAAACTTACTCGTAATTGGCGTGATGCAATTCAAAAATCACTTTGGATGAACAAAGGTAACCCTAATGCGGCAAAAGTTAAAGCGGCTGTAACTGAGATGATTAATGATCCAGTTGCAAGTGCAGAAATTTATGCTAAAACTGGTGTTTATCCTTGGATCCAAGACGGTCCATCATTACTAGCGGCACTGAAATCTTTGATTACAGAAAAAGCTCTTAAAGATGCGGTTAAGTGGAATCAAGAAGCATACGGCTTTCCATCAATCTATAAACCAGAACTTTTAAAGTAAGGAATATAGTATGGATTATGTTATCTGGGCATTAATTGGCACCATGTATGGAATGCTAGTTGGTATTATACCTATTGCAGGTGTAACTACCGCCCTGATAACTGTCTTTAGCATGGGAGCGTACTTTATGGCTGACCCCTATTTGGGGTTGGTCTTTCTGACTGCAATCGTGGCAAGTTGTGCCAGTGCAGATAGTTATACAAGTATTCTAACAGGTATACCAGGCGCTAGTACAACAGCGGCTTGTGTTATCGATGGTTATCCAATGGCAAAGAAAGGCCAGGCGGCAAGAGCAATGGGAATTGCTATTACTGACTCTACATTTAATGGAGTTATATTCGCGGCATTAACTTTCTTTTTACTTCCTTATTATGGGAAGATTATCGTATTATTTGGACGTCCAGAGTTTCTGGGATTCATGACAATGGCCCTAGCCTGTGTAGGCTTTGTGGCAAGTAAAAATATATTTTTAAGTATCTGTGCAATCATATTTGGATTAGCAGTAGGTATGGTAGGCGAAGATGTTGTAAGTAATCCTAGACTAACATTTGGTTGGGAATATCTACAAAACGGAATTGGCATGGTAGTTTTATTATCAGGACTATTCGGAGTTCCGGAGTTATTAGATGGATTTAGACGAGGATTAAAATCAGCGGCACCACCAATAGAAGGAAATTATTTTGAAGGTTTAAAGCAAGGCTTCGGCGATTGTAGACGACATTGGAAAGACATGGTTCGTGGAGGACTAATTGGGTTCGTTACTGGACTATTACCAGGTGTAGGCGGAGCAGTAGGAGACTTTTTAGCATACGGTGCCACTAAAGCCGCACACAAAGGTAAAGATCAAGAAGTTCCATTTGGAGAAGGTAATCCTGTAGGACTACTAGGTTGTGAAGGAGCCAACAATGCACAAAAAGTATCTAGTATGATACCAGCAGTGTTATTTGGAATTCCAGCGGCACCATTTGCGGCTATGGTTATGGCAATTTGTATGTACTTTGGTATGGAAATTGGTACACCAAGTTTACTAGATGATTTACAATTTACAAACAGTTTAGCATTTGGTTATATCTTTGGAACAATTGGTGTAGCACTATTAAGTATTTTTCTGTACAAGTATATTCTTAAAATATTAGAAGTTCCTTTTTGGATTTATGCAACATTTATTTTAGCAGTAATTGTTTACGCAAATATGCAGTATACAGGTGGTTGGGAAGATTTAGCCTTGTTAACTATTTTAAGTGCAATTGGTGTAGTATGTAAGAAATTTAACATTAGTAGACCAGCAATCCTTGTTGCATATGTTGTAGCATTTAAGATTGATGAATACTTTTGGGGAACACTACAGTTATACGGATACAAACAGTGGAAACCAGGACTAACTTCTATGGAAGGATTTAGATGGGGAGAATTATTTAATATTTACAACCATCCTATATTTTTAGTTTGTATTATAATCGCTGTTGGCATATTTTTAAACAGCGTATTAAGAAAAGATAAAGGAATAGATTATGTATAATAAAACAAAATGGAATAAAACTTTACAACCTGCAGACAAATACGAAAGTAGTTGGGATTGGACAGTAGCACATAGCGAGTATCACTTTGATGATAATATTGTTGATAAGGAAGGCGAATGGTTCAAAGTTCTAGGTCGTTTTGAAGGTGATTGGTCAGACGATAAAAACAGATTAATTGAAAATTCTAATAAGTCTATTAACTGGCAAACACGAAAATTTTATGGAGAGAGTGAAGTAGAATCTCCAATGTTAAAACAAGAAGAACATGATATTGCAAAAGGCGGCGGTGATCCTAAAAACTTAATGTTAACTGACATGACCGACGAGTTAGACGACTACCCAACCCTTATCAAAATGAAAGAACACTTTGGCATTATTGGTGGAGTAGACGAATTTAAAGCACGTTCACACGTTCAACGAACTGGACAAATGTTTAACTTGCATATTGATAAGTTATGGGATCGTTGTTTAGATGACCCAGAGCAAGTATGTCGTATTACATTTTTCCTAGATGATTGGAAGCCTGGTCAATTTTATATGTATGGTAATTGTGTATACGAACGTTGGAAAGCCGGCGAAGCACATATTTTTGATTGGCCCAATGTACCACACGCAACGGCTAATACAAGCAGTTATCCGAGATCAGTTATTCAAATTACAGGATTAAAATCTGATAAAACACGAGAATTAATTGAAAATGGATCACGAGATATAGTATGGACACTAGACTAAGAAGTATAGTAAAAACTATCTCTTGGCGATTAACTGGTACACTACTAACATTTTTAATAAGTTGGGCTATACTAGGAGACATTGTCACAAGTAGTGCTATTGCTATAATACAATTAACATTCAACACTGTTGCATTTTATATACATGAACGTATATGGAATCTATCTAAATGGGGAAAGAATTGAAACCAGTATTAACAATAATGACAGGACCACAAGGTAGTGGTAATCATTTATTCAGTAAAGCATTAGGACACAATAACGATATATTTGTTTGGCCTAGTTTACAGGAAAAGTATTGGGAAGGGCATGATTTAGAACCGTTTGCAGAGTATTGGAAAGATCCCACAAAATTGTATGAGTTTGATTGGACACAAAGTAAGCATTTTATTACAAGCATTAGTTGTCCTTATTTTGATGACGGCATAGAAACAATACCAGCATACGATGAATTTATTAAGCAAGTTACACAATTTGCAAATGTGCAGTTTCTTATTATTGGCAGAGATAGTAATATTGTAAAACTGCAACAAGAACGAGTAAGAGGTAAACACACTACACCTGTGTTTATACAAGAGTTAGATAACATAATTTCTAACTATCGTACAATTTTTGCAAGTCAAGAATTGCTATACTTGTATAAGATGCCTTATTTAAATTGGTTAGAATCAGAATTAGGTGTAATTGACTTAACAACAGATGATAGTAAACTTTTAGAGACACTAAACAAAGATGCAAATGAAAAATATGTATCACAAGCAGAATCGGAATTAGACGAAACAATAAAATTAGCAAGTAGTTACAAAGGTGCAATATGAAAAAACAAGTTAACGAACTATGGATATGGCCACCCGGAGCAAGTGGGAATTTTGTAATGGTTAACCATTACGGAAGCGGTACAGAAAAACCTAACAACGAATTTCAAGTCGAAGGCCCGGTCAAATGGATACCAATGTTCTTTAACAAAATTCATGCATATCATTATCTAAAAATTGGGCATACTATAAGACAAGACATTTACGAAGATAATATACGCAAGTTAGTTGAAAGCAAAGAGGAAAACTTATCGTGGCATTGGGTGCCGATATATCTAAAAGAATATTTGGATATAAATGAGATACATTACATTTTACCAAAGCCTAATATACAGTGGTACATTAGTTTTTTAACTTTACTTAAAAACCGAACAACAAATACATATAATAAGTTTGTAAACAACGCATTAGAAGACAACGACTTAAAATTATTGGAATCAGACTACAAACAGCGAGTTAACGAAGTTAATAGTTTTGCAACAAACAAAACATACATCATTGATTATGAAAGTTTATTCTTTAAATATGATGAAGAAGTAATGAAAAGATATAACTTAACTAAAGATGTAGTAGAACAATACACACACGATAACATAACATTAGTTAGAAACTTTGTAAAAGAATATTTAAGCACAGAGCAACAACAACATTTTTTACCTAAACTTGATAGTTTGGTTTAGAGGAGTGCAATATGAAAATTTTAATCTTTGGGTTACCTGGAAGTGGTAAAACAACACTAGCAAAACCATTTGCTAACTTAATTGGTGCAGTACACATCAATGCCGATGTAGTACGCAAAAAATATGACGATTGGGATTTTAGTCCTGAGGGAAGAATAAGACAAGCACAACGCATGAAACATTTAGCAGATGGAGTAGTTATGTCTGATAAAATCGCAGTTTGTGATTTTATTTGTCCTACTGAAACAGCAAGAAAAGAGTTTAATGCTGATTATACAGTTTGGATGGATACAATTAAAATTGGCAAGTACGAGGATACTAACAGAATGTTTCAAACGCCTAGCAATGTTAATTACCATGTACGTGAATGGTTCGACGATACACACGCACAATTATCTGAAGTAATACTAAACTATATGAACAGAAACAATGTTTGATAGTAAGAAGCCAACAGTTCAGATGTTGGGTCGCTGGCAACCGTGGCATGATGGCCACACAGCATTATTTAAAAAAGCACTAGCACAAACCGGGCAAGTTTGCATTATGATTCGTAATGTACAGGGTGTAGACGATAATCCATTTGATATTGATACAGTCCGTAAAAACATCATTAATGGATTAAGTTTCGAAGGATTCGAGTATCGTAGAGAGTACAATATTATCAATGTTCCAAATATTGTAGACATTAGTTATGGGCGTGGAGTAGGATATACTATTACAGAACATGACTTAGGTAAAGAGATACACGACATTAGTGCTACTAAAATCCGTGCAAATATGCGAAAAAACGGCGATTTATAAAATAATTTAAAAAAATGGTTGACTTCGGATACATTCTAATGTATATTATACTTAACAACTAAAACAAAAGGGCTTATAATTCTTTTGTGTTTGTGGCGGAATAACTCTTCGGCAGAGGGGTAACGCACACTTAATCTTTTTAGGCGCCCAAGTGGGTTGGTTTAAGAAGCGGTGGTTCTAGTAAATTTCACGTCGAAACCTTGCAATATTAGATGTGATCTGCTATTAGAAAGTTGGAGGTGAGTTCACAGCAAGTCCTTCCAAACAGTTAGTTGTAACAATTATATTAGATTCAGAAAATAAAGGTTGACTTTGGGTTTAAAGATAAGTATAATTGTTAGCAGTACATCAGGAAGGTGTACACATTGCTATCAAGGCAATATTAAAACAACATAACTAGGCTATTAACTAGGCAACAGAGAGGCATATAACATGGCATCATTAGCAGAAATCCGTGCAAAACTACAAGCACAGGATACCCGTTCACAAGGCGGAAACCGCGGCGGCGACAAAGCAATTTATCCACACTGGAACATAGCAGAAGGAACAAGTAGTACACTGCGATTCCTTCCAGACTCCAACAATCAAAACACATTCTTTTGGGCAGAGCGAGCGATGATTCGTTTACCGTTCAATGGCATTAAAGGTCAAATGGACAGTAAGCCAATTACTGTACAAGTACCTTGTATGGAAATGTGGGAACCAGTAGGTTCTTGTCCAATACTAGCGGAAGTACGTCCGTGGTTTAAAGACAGTTCTTTAGAGGACATGGGTCGTAAATATTGGAAAAAGAAATCTTATGTTTTCCAAGGTATTGTTCGCGATTCGGCATTAGAAGAAGATGCACCTGAGAATCCAATTCGTAGGTTTATTATGGGACCACAACTCTTTAATATTATTAAAGCAAGTTTAATGGATCCTGATATGGAAGAATTACCTACTGATTATACAAAGGGTATCGACTTCCGTGTACTAAAAACTAGTAAAGGCGGATATGCAGATTATTCTACTTCTAACTGGGCAAGGAAAGAAACTGCTCTAACTGAAGAAGAACAAAAAGCAATCGAAACTTATGGTCTGTATGATTTGAACGACTTCTTACCAAAGAAGCCGAACGAAGCAGAACTAGGCATTATCAAACAAATGTTTGAAGATAGTGTTGACGGTAAGGCTTATGATTCCGAGAAGTATTCGCAATACTTCCGTCCTTCAGGAGTACAATTACCGGAATCGGCTAACAAGGCACCAGTAGCAACACCAGTGGCAACACCAGTGGCAACACCTACTGCGGCACCGTTTGCAGAACCAACACCAACTCCGGCGGCACC